ATTAAACCCGCCAGACTCAAGAAGAAGTATAAGCATGGTTTACTGGATCCTAAACGACTCCCACGTAAAACACTCAAGGAGGAACTGGCAGCACTAGGACAGTATGGTTATTCAGGCCAGTATGGACAGCAGCCATCGCCATTATCTGGTGGTATGTTTAAGGTAGAAGAACTCCAGAAGCGCATTACTCCTGCTGTACCTAAAATGGTCAGAATAGTTAGGTACTGGGACAAGGCTTACACACAAGATGGAGGAGCATATACAGTAGGCGTAAAAATGGGGGTTGATGAGCAGGGTCGTTTTTGGGTTTTGCACGTCGAAAGAGGGCAATGGGAGTCGTCAGAACGTGAGCGAATTATCAAGCGTACCGCACAACTAGATGGACTCAAGGTTCGCATAGGTGTTGAGCAGGAACCAGCCGCAGGAAAAGAGAGTGCTCGCAACACGATTAGGAACTTATCAGGCTTCCGTGTTGTGGCAGATATTCGTGGTGGAACGAGTGACGGTAATAAGATCATGCGAGCCGATCCATTTGCAACGCAGGTTAACGCAGGTAATGTGTGGATGGCCGAGGCTCATTGGAACTCAGAGTACATACAAGAGCTGCGGTTGTTTCACAAAGGCAAATTCAAGGACCAGGTTGACGCATCTGCTGGCGCATTTAACATGCTTACCAGACGTCGTTGTGTTGGTGCTGCATTCTAAGGAGTTTTGAGATGAACGATACTGCTATTCGCAAGTACCTGATGTTTCAAAAGCAGCCGACTCCCGAAAGCCGTAAGACGATGATATGGAACGTCTACAACACTGAGAACAAGGTGTTCCTTGGTCACATCGGATGGAAATCAACGTGGCGTCGATATTGCTTCTTCCCGGCTACAGACTTGGTGTTCGATGCAACCTGCTTGGATACGATTATCAAATTCATTCGCGAGTTGATGGATATGAGACGTCACAAGCGGGAAAGAGATTACAAGACATGCGAGACACCACGTACGAACTAATTACGTTTTGCTTGGGCTTGTTGGTGCTGTTGTTTATGATCGCAATTCTTTTAAGTGAAAGGCAGGATTGACCATGTATCGCTACCTCATTGCTCTGTTGCTCGTTTCAGGTGTTGTGAACGCTCAGGAGTATGTTATCGAGCGAGGCTACAACAACCTTGATCCCACGCTGTCGCCGAGTGAGATCAAACGTCGCGAAGCAATCTATAAGAACGCCAAGCGAACAACTACAGAGTTTGCTCGCAACAGACCTCCACAGATCGGCGACAAAGGAACTCTTGTGGAGCATTGGGGTCGCTTTATGAAGATCATAGATGAGCATTCAGCACTCATTTGGATCCACTGGTTTGATGAATACTACGGCTGGCGAACAGAGCTAGTCAAAGTTGAAGGTATTGAGACCGTAGGTCAAACTGAAAAGATCGAATGGGATTGTGATCTGCGGTTTCAAGTTACAAAGTCTGATCCCAAGTTGTTGCGAGAGTCGAAAGACTTGCTTCCCAACAACACGATCCAGCGAACAATTCTCATTCTCAAATGTCTTGACTAATAGAACTCTCGGTGGCCCAGTTACTCAACACACAACCACAAAGGATTTCTTATGGGCACCAAACGTCTGACTCACAAGCGGATCAATGGGACTCAACTGACACAGATGCTTGCGCTTAATAAGCAAGAGCAGAAGCAGCTTAAGACTCTCATCTTCAATGAGTTGAGTCTGCGAGCCGAGTTGATGAACACGATGTTGGATTCGCGTCGTGATCTGGATAAGGAATGCAACTATCCAGATGTCATTACAGCTCCCATGTATCGTCACCTCTATGATCGAGATGGAATTGCCGCTCGCGTCGTAGAGATTGAGCCTGATGAGTCATGGAAGCTTCCGCCTGAGCTCTATGAGGCCGATTCACAGACTGAGACGGAGTTCGAGGCTCGATTCAAAGAGCTATTTACAGACGAGTCAGCACCGATACCTCTATGGTCTTATCTACATCGTGCCGACGTGGTAAGCGGCATAGGTTCATACGGCGTTGTTCTCATTGGCCTTGATGATGGTCTGCCGCTTGACCAACCTGTTGACAGTCTCAGCGAGGATGGAACGTTTAGCGACTCACCAAAAGAGCATGAGATACTATTCTTGCGGGTATTCGATGAGAGCATCGCGCAGATTGTAGAGTGGGAAGGCAATCCTGCCAATCCTCGATACGGTCAACCTACGATGTACAATCTCTGCTTCTTGGCGACCGACAACCAAGGCACGACGATGATACCTGGCCAAGCGCCGCCACAACTTATAGGTACGAAGACATCTGTGTCTTATGGCACAGCAAACTCCACAACGCAGAAGGTGCATTGGAGTCGCATTGTTCACATTTCAGATAATAAACTGACGAACGAAGTCTTCGGCGATCCGCGGCTAAGAAACGTCTACAATTATATTCTCAATGCCAAGAAGGTATTAGGTGCCAATGGCGAAGGTTATTGGCAGCAGGCTTTCGGCGGCTTGTCATTTGAGACATTGCCAGGACTCGAAGATGTGGATGTCGATTATGACTCGTTGAAAGAGCAGGTGCAGAACTACATGAACAAGATGCAGAAGTATCTGGCTCTATCAGGTATGACTGCGAAGACACTTGCTCCCAGTGTGACCGAACCTACAGGACACTTCACGACGCAATGCCAAGCAGTGGCTCTCAGCAAAGGTATTCCCTATCGCGTGTTCCTTGGCAGTGAGGAAGCGAAGTTGGCGAGTGGTCAAGATGTGGTTGCATGGAACGGACGCATTGGCAGACGCCGCACACAACATCTCACACCTTTCGTTATTAGGCCGGTTGTTGATCGGTTCATTGATCTTGGTATCTTGCCACGTCCTACAAAGTATTCTGTGGACTGGCCTGATCTCAATGCTCCGAGTGACGATGAGAAGGCTACCACGGCAGGTAAGGTCACAACAGCTCTTAAAGACTATGTCGCGGCTGGCGTCGATACTCTCATTGCACCAAAGGAGTATCTCGTTGAGGTAATGGGATTTGACGCCAAGCTAGTAAATGCAATTCTCAAAGCAACGGAGCAGCACGTCAGCGATATGGAGCAGCAGGCCGCAGAGATGCAGCAACAGCAGCAACCTCAAAACCCTAATGCTCCACCAAACGCTCAACAGCAGCCATCTGGCAAACCTCAGCAACCGCCAGTGAAGAATGAGGACCCAGATTTTTTCGACGAATGGCATTTAGACCACATCCCCAAACCTAGTCTTAATTTCAACCCATATCACGATGAGCTAGGCCGATTCGCTGAGGGTGATGCTGGCGGCGGTTCTCATTCTGTTCCTACTGGTCTCAAAGAAGCGAGCAAGCCATTGCAGGAGAAGTTGAGTAAGATCAACGCGAAGTATCCACCCGCCAATCCTCATGCTAGTGAGACACTACATAGATACCTCACTGGCGATAAGGTAACTCCCGAGCGGCAGAAGCTACATCAAGACATTGTCAAAAATGTCTTAGCATCTGGCAAGTCGAAAGATAAACCTGAGTATGTAATCTTCGGCGGTGGCACGGCCGCAGGTAAATCCAACGTGATCCGTACTGGTCAGGTTAAGCTACCGGCAGATCATGTCTTGATCGACAGCGACGCAATCAAATCTTCACTGCCTGAATATCAGGCTATGTTGGAACATGGGCATGATGGCGCAGCGGCTTTTGTACATGAGGAATCGAGCAAGATTGCCAAGTACACCCAGCAACGAGCCCTGGCCGCTTCTTATCACACCGTTCTTGATGGGACAGGTGACAGCAGCCTCAACAGCCTTAAGCAGAAAACAGACCAAGCGAGACAAGCTGGTCACACAGTCAGAGCTGTCTACGTGACAGTTAGCACAGACAAGGCTGTGGAACGTGCTAAGATCAGAGCTGAGAAAACTGGTCGCCATGTGCCTGAGACTGTTATTCGAGACTTGCATCGTGCAGTAAGTCAGATATATCCTGTGGCTGTGAAGAATGGGTTGTTTGATAGTTCAGAGCTATGGGATACTGAAAGCGGTCAAGCAAGTCTTGTAGCATCGTCAAAGGGTTCTGAACTAACGATCCATAACCATGAGGCTTGGCAGCGATTCCTCGATAAAGCAAAGGACTAGATTATGCTGACGTATGATGACAAGATGCGGATTCAAACCGAAGTGATCCTCGGTAAGCCTGCGCCTGCGTATGAAGACACTGAGAAGGCTGCTTGGCGACAAGCTCTGACTGACGATATTGCAAACGACCGCGAAGACGGATTTATGCCTGACTATCCTGACCTCGATTGGGACGATCCAAGCGTCTTGAATTATGACTAATACTCTTAAACTCGATCCTACGCGAACAACTCTCATACGTCGGCAGTATGCGGCGGAGTTCGCTAGGCGTATGGATTGCATACGTGTTGAGATCAATAAGCTGGTTATCGACGAAGATGCCTTCGGTCTCAATCTCACAACGGAACATCAACCTACGCAAAACGTACGGTGGATATTCCAAACGGTTGCCGACAAGGTGAAGTCCTTCCGTCAATGGCTCACGTCTCAAGTCAATGCCAACATCTTGCAGCCAACGGATCAGGTGAGCAAGCCGTGGTATTCTAAATATATCGAGTCTGCTTACCGTAAAGGTATCATACGAGGTTGGACGCAAGCCAAAGACTTGTCAGGTGCTGAGAAGCAGTTTATTGAGAGTAGTTTCAATGCACCTGTGAGGACATCAAAGCTCCAACTCCTCTTCACTCGCGCTTATGAGGACTTGCGAGGCTTCACTGAGAAGATGTCGAGTGACACAAGCCGTATCCTTGCCGACGGTATGGCGAGCGGCAAAGGTACTCGCGAGATTGCCAAGTCCTTGACTGACAAGATCAACATCGAGAAGCCTCGAGCCAGAACGATTGCACGAACAGAGATGATCCATGCTCATGCTGAAGGTCAGCTTGACTCTTATAAGGAAGCAGGAATCAAAGGTGTCAAGTTGCTGGCAGAGTGGATCACAGCCGCAGGCGTTGATGCGACCGTAGCTGAGATGAAGGCTGCTGGCGTCTGTCCTCGTTGTCAGGAAATGAGTGGAGTTATACTGACGGTAGATGAGGCTCGCGGTCTCATACCGCTGCACCCTAACTGCAGATGCGCTTGGCTTCCGTCAACA